TTCTCGTTGGGTTCGTTGTATTGGATTATTACAGACCCAGCGTTGTCAGTGCCTTGGAAGTTGTCTTTGAATCGCTTTGCGGTCTTACGAGCCTCCTCTGGGGTTGGTATCCCCTTAAAGAGTTGGATCAAGGTCTGAGCAGAGAAACCAGATTTGATGGAGTTCAAATGGAAGTTGGCAATCTCGGTGTCAATCTCAATATACTTCAAAGCACCGATGTAATCAGGCAAAGGATAGATGTCTTGACCGGCTCGGTAAAATTTGAAATAATAGAGTTGTTTGTTCTCTCTTGTCGTTGGATTCCACTTGGGGTAATAGGTCAACTCAGGACGATGAGAATCCCAGTTGTCGGAATAGACGAAATCAATCTCCAACCCTTTACGAACATTCTGGAAAGGCAGGTGATAAATCTCAGCAATTGAGGTCTTGGCCTTGTTCCAGATTATCTCCAAAGCGAAGCCGTTGAACAACTCGCAATCCTGAGCAATCTTGGTCTTGAGAGATTCAAAATCCTCGTAAGCGTTTATAGAGTTTAGATAGTCCTGCGCTCTTGCGATGTCCTCGGTGTTTGCTCCGATGATTTCGGTTTTGTCCCCTGACAGATACGCTGCCTTTTGGGTTACGATTGCAGAGTGCTTTGGGGATTTGTTGAAAAGGTCAATCAACTCAAATGGGTACTTGTTATTTTCCCCAAATGTGACGAAGCCTTTGCTCTTATTCTCCTTAAATTTCGGGAGAGCAGATTCCACGAAGCTAACTCTTTGAAAATGGCCTTCCATCACCTACAATTAGCGTTTAGTCCTTTTTGGAAAATTTCTCCACCGAAGTGAAGCCCAAGCATAGGATAGTCACCCATTCAACAGCCTCAACAAGTTCAGCAGAAGGAGCAACCTCTATCGTAGAAAAAGAGTTGGCTAACATAGTCCCGAACAGAACCAAAGCACCCAACACTCCAACCACTCTCTTGGAAGAAACCTCATTGCCATCGCTGACAATCTTCTTCAGAAATTCAATTAGTTTTTTCATATTTTTTATCGTGGTATTTGTGGTAGAGTTCCTTGGATATGAAATGTGTGTATCCTTGGCAATCCTCTACAATATACCCTTCTTCAAGTTCTTTAACGATTATCCAGTTCATTCAATTTTTGCATATTTGATACACGAACAGAGTCGGCTCGTTGTTCCTCTTTCAACTCATCCATTGATTCTGGGACTGGAACGGAGTAAACCTCACAGACCATCTCAAGCAATTCCACCTTCTTAGCCATTTCCTCGGCTTTTAAGACAGTTTCTTGGACTTCTTGTACTTTCTCCTCAGTCATCTGTTTTGCTTCGTCTATGGAGGCTCTGGTGACTTCAATGGTTTGTTGAGCGTGGTCAATCACCAAGTCGTATTTTTTGTATGGGTCTGTGTTCTCCAGACGAGGAGTTGCGGTTACGGCTAAGAGTGTCGTGAGGATGATGTATTTCATTTGATTACTCCAATTTTTTTGTAGGTATTGAGTTCAGAGCGAAGGGAGGCAGAGAGTGAATCTTGGGTCTTGAGCATTTTTGCCATTTGGTCTAACTTCGTTTCGCAACGAGTGAGCCTATCCTCGCAACCCGTGTTGACTTGCTTGTCTTGATTCTCCATTCGGAGATAAAGAAAAACAACGGCAAAAAGCATCAGATAGGTGACGGCCTTGCTTGGGTCTTTGCTGAACTCGGAAAAACTAACTGGAAGTTTCATATTTGGAATTAGCAAATCAGCGACCTTGTCCCCGATATTTTTTCTGCGGTGGATTGTTTTTACTATGCACCCCTTTTCTGCTCACTTTCTTTCGTGGGCGGTATTTGGAAACCGCTATGCTCTTTGCTTTAGCCATTTACAACGCTGATGTTTTCAGCCCCATAAATAGCAACCAAAGCACCTTCAACGGCAGTAACAAGCAAAGCCTCTGCGGTCTTGGTTTGATAGTCGGCAACGCTTAACTCCAAGCCACCGAAAACGGGGTTAAAGTCAGCAACGCCAGAAACGGGTTCAAGACCTTGTTGGTAGGCCGCCTCGGAAGCATAGACAAAAGTTGCAACTTGTGCGGGAATGATTCCATCTTTTTGACTCTTGATGTCAGCGTAGCCCTCGGCAATAGTGACAACACTTCCAGCAGGGATAGACAAACCGCTTGAAAGATTTACTGATGTATTGATTTTGATATACATATTATACTTGTTTGAATTGCGTATTGTTTGGTCTTTGGCCATTCATTTTAGCCCTAAATGTACTATGAACTAAATCATACAAATCAGAAACTTCTTTGGCACAAGAATAAAAAACACCAGTGTTAGTATCAATAATGAGTTTGGCTTTTGGTGCGCCACCATATTTTCTCATTTTAGACAATTTTTGCTTGGTTTCTTCTGATGCCTTAAATCCTTTTTTTGCTTCTGATATTTTTGGAAATTTTCGGCCTGTTCTACTTTGAGATATTTTCTTTTTAGTTTCCTCTGTATGACTTTTACCGAAAAAAGGATTACTACTGCCAGTTATAGGTTTTCTGTTTTTTGCTGCTTCTCGTATAGCAGCCAATCCTTTTTCTGTTAATTTTCTTCCTTTTGAACTTTCTGCTTTTGGGCAAAGATTGCAGCAATTTGGATTCCCAAAAAATTCATCTAAATATCTTTGCTCTATAAAGTCAAGGTGTTTTGTATCACAATAAACAATAGGCTCAAAAACAAAATCTCCATATTTGTTGTAGATAGATTGCATTTTGGCGTTTTTGTGAATTCCATTTTTGATGCTATTCAAATGAGTTGATTTTCTGCGACTCAAATTGACTGCTTGTCCATAATAAAAATATGGATTGTTTTCCCAATAAATTCTATAAATTCCAGCCTTCTGCATTAGTGCAAATCTACCCAAGAAGTTCCGTCATATACACACAATTTATGCGTTGTAATGTCCATCACCATCAATCCTTCAGCAGGGGAACTGATGGCGTTCTTTTGCGTGGTGGTCATTCGGGGAGGGAGGAAGCCAGCGGTTGTACTTTTAGCACCAAGAACCACGGAGGGGCTATATGGTTCACCACCAAATAATGCATAGGCACTCGCATTAACTCCTGATGCTGATATAGGACCTGCACAAGTTATTGGCCCATCATCCCGAACCTTCAACAAATTTGTCCCACTGCTGTTCTGCACCAGCAGACTAGTACTGGCAGCGGTTGAGCCTGAGCCTTTGATGTGGAGTCGGGCGGTGGGTGCTGTTTGACCTATTCCAACAGTGTTATCTAAAAAAGAAACTTTTTCTAAACCATTGCTAATAAAGGCCAATCTACCAGTCGTTGTATTATCTCTACCTATTTGCCACGCACTTGCCGTGCCAATGTTCCCAAATCTTAATTGACCAGTTCCCGCATTGGCTACATGTATATCCACACTTGCAACAGGGCTACTCGTCCCAACCCCTAATCTTTTATTGGTATTATCCCAAAAGAGATTAGAATCCGCAGCAAACGCAGACCCGTCAGAAAACTGAATCTGCCCAGCCGTTCCAGCGGGGTTGGCAGCGATGCTAATATTTCCCGAACCCAACAACGAAGTGGAGTTGATGGTCTTAATGTTTGTACCGCTTACAAGAGTAGGTTGAACCGCAACATCACCACTCCCTAAAATAGAAGTAGAGTTGATAGTTTTGATGTTTGTACCTGAAACAAGGGTGGCTTGTTTGGCATCAAGGGCGGTTTGTGTGGCCGTTGAGATGGGGAGGTTTTCAACCTTTATCTTGTTTGTTACATCAGCAGATATGTCAACTATCGGCAAGACATCCACATTCGCTGCGGAGGTTATCTCAACTAAATCGGTTATTTTTTTATTGGCCATACATTTTTTCTGTTTGGGTGGGTTGGTAGGTCTTCTTGTTTATAGAAATAGCAGTTTGCCGTTGTTGGTCAACATAGTTCACAAAGCGGTCTTCCAATAAACTCTCGGTGTAAAGGATGAAATCAAAACTCGTGTCATCAAAAATAATCCCCGACAACAAGTCCCCACTTTGGGTCAACAACACATCCCCTGCTTGAGTTAAAAGATTGACTTCTACAAAATCACCAGTTGTGACAAACAAATCGCCATCCTGGGTCGTTAAATTACCCTCAGCGATACTCCGTTGGACATACATCTTCTCCATTACGATGGAGTGTAGAAGGTTTCAGTTGCTTGGACTTCGTTCACTTTCAGCATCCCTTGCTCAACTAACTCATCAGCCAAGTCGGGGTCGGTGTTAGATGGAGAGGTTTGAGCGTAAACCCGGTACAAATATTCGCCTGAGTAGATGTCAAAAGTAGTACCCTCAACAACCGCAAACTTGTTATATCGGTCAGTATAGGAACTG